TCAAAAACTTGCTATTGATGTTGGTAGTGTTGCCAGCGGATTAAACCGTAATGCAGTTTCCAGGTGATCCGGTGCCAGATGTGCGTAACGCATAGTCATTTTTATATCGTGATGCCCGAGAATTTTTTGTAAGGCCAGGATATTTCCACCCGACATCATGAAGTGCGCCGCAAACGTATGGCGCAGAACGTGTGTCAGTTGACCGCGAGGGAGCACGATAGACGTTTTTTCCATCACGGATAAAAATTGAAAATAGCAGTCTGTAAAGAAATTGAACCCATCAAGCGCCATGATCTCTTCGTAAAGCTCTTTACTGATAGGGATGCTTCTGTTTTTCTTCCCCTTCGTTCTTACAAAGGTAATTCGGTATTTGGTCACCTGTGAGCGGGTAAGATTTACGGCTTCACGCCAACGTGCGCCTGTGCTTAAGCATATCTTAACTACCAGTGCCAGAATTGGGTCCTGACGTTTGCAATCAGCCAGCAATTCAACAATCTGCTCATGGGTAAGCCATGCCATCTCTTTTTCTGCGATGGTGAATTTTCGCATGTTCTCCAGTGGGTTTGGATACGACCATTCGCCCAGGCGGGATAGTTCGCTAAAAACACTACTTAGATAGCTTTGCTCCAGGTTAATGGTGACCGGGCTGGCTCCTTTCTTCCATTTCTCGCTGAAGTAGATCTCACCTGTCAGGCGTTTATCTCGATAGTGGGCAAACATTTTAGAGGTGAGATTGGTTGCAAGAGGATTGCCTAGAGCGTCAACCATCAGCAGCAATTTGTCATAGACATGCTGCCCAGCAGTCAGAGATTTACCATGTAATTTGAACCATAGCTCAACCACGTCTTTCAGGGTTCGACGATCCACTGATTCGCCCAGCCAGGGCTTTGATTCGGTTTCTTCCATCGTGTGACGCTCAAAAGCCAGAGCTTCGCCTTTGGTGGCGAATTGTTTACGCACACGACGCCCACTTCTTCCGGCGGGGTAACATTCGCAAAGCCATTTCCCTGTGGTGAGTTTTCGTACTGCCATAAAAAATGCCCTCCAGTAGAGAGCATTTTTACTGTATGTATAACCAGTGTCAATGTATGAAATCCTACGACCATACATCTCACTGAAGCCATAATGAAGTTGGCTATTCTTTTTGCTATGTGAGCATGTAACTTTTGCGGTTAACATGCGGCTCATTTTTATTTTAGACGCAGATATAAAAGCAAAAGTTATCGTGAGTTTTTAGTACAGATTTTTTTGGATTTACTAATAGTTCCATCATTGCAAACGAATTTGCCATCTGAGGTACAGTGAGAAACACCTCCCTTTTTCCCTGAGCAGGGATAATTTCTAGCATAGGTAGTTAGTGGGTTTAATAACAAAGAACATGACAAAACCACAAAAAATACCTTACCAAGCATAGTTTCCTCCCGGTACTATTTAACATACTTGACTGTTAAACTTATAATTTTACCAATTATTTCAATGTCTTCTATCTTGCATTCGAAGGCTCTGTTTCCACCCTCGACGAAGATTCTTCCACCGGGTAAACGAGTAATGTCACGGATCGTTATTTCGCCATCAATACTTATTACCCATTTACCATCACGTATATCATCAAATTCTTTATCACAAATAAATTCAGAATTGTTATCTGTGATGACAAAAGGTTTTTTAAACGTAGAGGGTAGAAATCCCTTATCAAAAATATAAAAACCGTCTTTCTGCAATGCTCCATCAGACAATAAATATTTTTCTACTTCTATAGTATTTGTATTTGCTGATGCTTGCTTTGAACCATGCCCTGTTGTTAGCCAATTAAGCGAGGTGCCCGTTTCAAGGGCGCACTGGATTACCCAATCTGCTGGAAAAATATCACGCATATAGCGCGTTGCCATGGTGCTCTTAGAAACACCTAAATGATCACAGAGAGCCTGACGGGTACCGAACCCATATGCTTCAACTAAACGTTCTATGGCTTTCTTACCGCCGCTATTGAAATCCACAAGTCCTCCAAAGAAATCCAAAATTCGTTGACAGATTCCAAAAGCGATCTTAAAGTTGAACCAGAAGTGTTCTTTTGGAGCCTTCACTACTAATCACGACAAACAACGGCTCGCCACAAGCCATATCTAGAAGGAATGTTGCCTTATGACACCTAACATTTCAATTACTCTGAATACACCACATGTCACAATCGAACGTTATAGCGAACTGACTGGCCTTTCTATTGATACGATTAACGACATGTTGGCTGATGGCCGACTACCTCGTCATCGTCTTCGTAAAGACAAAAAACGTGAAAAGGTAATGATTAACCTGGCTGCTCTGACTGTTGATGCTTTGTCTGCTTAATAGACGTCTATTTTCACAATAAGACGCTGAGTTCGATTTTGCGATAAGTTCGGAGTTGAAAACCATGTTTGATTACCAAGTTTCCAAACATCCACATTTTGATGAAGCCTGTCGTGCATTCGCACTGCGCCACAACCTGGTGCAACTGGCAGAACGTGCAGGCATGAATGTGCAGATTCTGCGGAACAAGCTGAACCCAGCTCAACCTCATTTATTAACCGCACCAGAAATCTGGCTGCTTACCGATCTGACTGAAGATTCAACGCTGGTAGGTGCTCTGCTCAGTCCGATAGGTCTTGTGGTTACTGCACTGGCGGGCGTGGCGCTGGTTGTCTGGAAATACTGGCAACCCATCACCGCATTTCTCGGTGGCGTGGTGGAAGGATTCAAAGCGGCGGCAGGTCCCATCAGTGCTGCATTCGAACCACTTAAGCCTGTGTTTCAGTGGATTGGCGACAAAGTGCAGGCGCTGTGGGGCTGGTTTACTGATCTGCTGACGCCCGTTAAGTCGACCTCTGCCGAACTGCAGAGTGCAGCGGCAATGGGGCGGCGATTCGGGGAGGCACTGGCGGAAGGGCTGAATATGGTCATGCATCCGCTGGACTCACTGAAATCCGGCGTTTCCTGGTTGCTGGAGAAGCTCGGCATTGTCAGTAAAGAGGCCGCAAAGGCGAAACTGCCGGAAAGCGTGACGCGTCAGCAACCTGCGACGGTGAATGCAGACGGTAAAGTGATGATGCCATCGGGTGGTTTTCCGTCATGGGGATATGGCTTTGCGGGGATGTATGACAGCGGCGGCTATATCCCGCGCGGGCAGTTTGGCATCGTCGGTGAAAACGGGCCGGAAATTGTCAACGGCCCGGCAAACGTGACCAGCCGGAGAAATACCGCTGCACTGGCTGCGGTTGTTGCCGAAATGATGGGCGTTGCTGCCGCGCCTACAGAGCTTCCACCGTTACATCCTTTGGCACTTCCCGCGAAAGGCGGCGAAGCGATGGTGAGTCGTGCAGCCACTGTGCCGCCCGTTCAACGGATTGAGGCACCGACGCAGATCATCATTCAGACGCAGCCAGGACAAAGTGCGCAGGATATTGCGCGGGAGGTGGCCCGCCAGCTTGATGAACGTGAACGCAGGCTGAAGGCAAAAGCCAGGAGTAACTACAGCGATCAGGGGGGATACGACGCATGATGATGGTGCTGGGATTGTACGTGTTTATGCTGCGCACCGTGCCGTATCAGGAACTGCAGTATCAGCGCAGCTGGCGACATGCGGCTAACAGTCGGGTAAATCGTCGTCCATCCACGCAGTTTCTGGGACCGGACAACGACATGCTGACGCTTTCTGGTGTTCTTATGCCGGAGATAACAGGCGGCAGGCTGTCATTGCTGGCACTGGAGCAGATGGCAGAGCAGGGGAAAGCATGGCCCCTGATTGAAGGCAGCGGCACGATTTACGGCATGTATGTGATTGAGGGACTGAATCAGACCAAAACGGAGTTTTTCCGCGACGGTATGCCGCGCCGGATTGAGTTCACCCTGTCGCTCAAACGGGTGGATGAATCCCTGTCCGATATGTTTGGTGATCTCAGTGCGCAGCTGAATAATCTGCAGGACATGGCAACATCTGCCTTAAGCGATATCAGTAAAACGGTGGGAGGGCTGCTGTCATGAATTTCAGCTCTGAACTGCTTAACAAAGGCAACAAAACTCCGGCATTCAGTATCAGTATTGAGGGCAGGGATATCACCACTGTGCTGGATAACCGTCTGATGAGTCTGACGCTGACGGACAATCGGGGCTTTGAAGCGGACCAGCTTGATCTGGAGCTGGACGACGCCGACGGAAAAATCGTGCTGCCGCGCCGTGGTGCGGTCATTACGCTGGCGCTGGGCTGGAAGGGGCAGCCGCTTTTCCCGAAAGGGGCATTCACGGTGGACGAGATTGAACACACTGGCGCACCGGACCGCCTGACTATTCGGGCGCGAAGTGCTGATTTTCGTGAAACGCTGAATACCCGCCGTGAAAAGTCGTGGCACAAGACCACCGTCGGGGAAGTAGTGAAGGAAATAGCCGTACGTCACAAGCTGAAGATGGCACTGGGTAAAGACCTGTCGGATAAGCCTGTGGAGCATATAGACCAGACTAATGAGAGTGACGGCAGTTTTCTGATGCGGCTGGCGCGCCAGTACGGTGCTATTGCGTCGGTGAAAAATGGCAATCTGTTATTCATCCGGCAGGGACAGGGTAAAAGTGCTAGCGGTAAACCACTGCCGGTGATCACTATCACACGTAAGGACGGCGACAGTCACCGCTTTACCCTGGCAGATCGCGGAGCCTACACGGGCGTAATTGCCAGCTGGTTGCATACCCGCGAACCTGCGAAGAAAGAAAGCACCACGGTGAAGCGTAAGCGCAGAACTAAGAAGCAGAAGAAAGAGCCAGAAGCGAAGCAGGGCGATTACCTGGTGGGTACGGATGAAAACGTGCTGGTACTTAATCGCACTTATGCCAACCGGAGCAACGCCGAACGAGCGGCGAAAATGCAGTGGGAACGCCTGCAACGCGGCGTTGCGTCATTTTCTCTACAACTGGCAGAAGGGCGGGCAGATCTCTACACGGAAATGCCTGTGAAGGTCAGTGGTTTTAAACAGCCGATAGATGATGCGGAATGGACCATTACGACTCTGACACATACCGTCAGCCCGGATAATGGTTTTACGACCAGTCTGGAGCTTGAAGTGAGGATTGATGATTTCGAAATGGAATGATTCTTCGCAATGGAGAACTTTTAAGTTTGCAAAATGGAATAATGCGGTATCATTATTGTGAATTTAGCAAAAATGGGGAGAACTCGAAAAATGATGATTTGCCCACTGTGTGGAAGTGCCGCCCATACTCGCAGCAGTTTTCAGGTATCTTCATTGACCAAAGAGCGTTACAACCAGTGCCAGAATATTAACTGCAGCCATACTTTTGTAACCCATGAAACTTTTGTTCGTTCGATTGCAACGCCAAAAGAGTCAAATCCGGTTCAGCCGCATCCAATGAAATCAGGACAGGGGGCGCTCTCTCTTTGACTCTGCCGCCAATTTGTCGCCATCATTAAAAAACAGTGCGTCTAACATCATGATTTTAAAAAGCATAAATTTCAGGCAACAAAAAACCCATCAACCTTGAACCGAAATGGCGGGGTTGATGGGCTCCACAAAATGGGGACATCAAAGAAAAGCAGTGGCACTAATTAAGACTGATGCCCTGCGGAAAAGTTCTGCGGTTGTGCAAAAAAATTTCATTTTCAGGGCAACTTCAGTTTTATCCTAATCCTGGCCATACCATGACGATGATTGTCCCTGCCAGCGTCAGCAGGACGTTGGCGATTGCGTAGGTGCCCGCGTAGCCCAGCGCAGGGATGTTACTGCGAGCTGTATCACTGATGATCTCCATTGCCGGCGCGCAGGTGCGTGCGCCCATCATTGCGCCGAACAACAGTGCGCGGTTCATTCGCAATACATAAGCACCGAACAAGAAACAGATAACCACGGGCACAAGACTGACAATTAATCCGGCAATCAACATCTGACCGCCAATCGCGCCCAGGCCGTTATTAATACCGCTACCGGCGCTCAGACCAACGCCTGCCATAAACACCATCAAGCCGAACTCTTTCACCATGCTTAATGCACCTTGCGGAATGTAACCGAAGGTCGGGTGGTTAGCACGCATAAAGCCCAGCATAATTCCGGCGAATAACAACCCGGCAGCGTTCCCCATGCCGAAACTGAATGTGCTGAACTGGAAGGTGATCATCCCGATCATCAGCCCAATAACAAAGAAGGCGCAAAATGCCAGCAGGTCAGTGACCTGGCTGTGAATCGAGATAAAGCCGATGCGATCGGCGATGGTTTTTACGCGACGGGCATCACCGCTGACTTGTAAAACGTCACCTTTGTTAAGCACGACGTTGTCATCTATCGGCATCTCAATCTGGCTACGAATGACGCGGTTAAGGAAGCAACCGTGATCGGTCAACTTCAGTTGTGCGAGACGTTTACCTACAGCGTTATGGTTTTTAACGACCACTTCTTCAGTGACGATACGCATGTCGAGAAGGTCACGATCGAAAACTTCTTTACCGTTACGGAAGCTGGGATCGAGTCGGGCATGGGCGTCGGGATAGCCTACCAACGCTATTTCATCGCCCATTTGTAGCACGGCATCACCGTCTGGATTTGCCAGAATCCCGTTACGTCGAATACGTTCAATGTAGCAGCCGGTTTGTCGATAAATACCCAGTTCACGCAGATTTTTGCCGTCGGTCCAGGCCACCAGCTCCGGGCCGACGCGATAGGCGCGGATCACCGGTAAATAAACCTTACGGTTGGCATCAGTGTCCAGGCCACGTTCGCGGGCGATTTGCTGGGCGCTGGTCTGTAAGTCCTGATGCTGCAATTTCGGCAAGTAACGCGCACCAACAATCAAACTCACCAGACCGATTAAATAGGTTAAGGCATACCCGAGGCTCAGATTATCCAGTGCCAGTGAGAGCTGCCTGCTTTCCATGCCGGAATGACGCAGTGTATCGCCAGCACCGACCAGAACCGGTGTCGACGTCATAGAGCCTGCTAACATACCGGCCGTCAGGCCAATATCCCAGCCAAACAGCTTACCTAACCCTAAGGCGATCACCAGCGCACTGCCAACCATCACCAGTGCTAACATTAGGTAATTTTTCCCATCGCGAAAAAAAATGGAAAAAAAGTTCGGTCCGGCTTCGACCCCGACGCAGAAAATAAACAGCATAAAGCCAAGATTAAGCGCATCGGTGTTAATGCTGAAATGTTGTTGGCCTAATAACAGCGATACGACTAAAACGCCAATGGAATTACCCAGTTGGATCGAACCAAGTCGTAACTTTCCGAGACATAGCCCAAGCGCGAGGACCACAAATAATAACAGAATGTAATTCCCATTTAACAATTCGGCGACGTTTATATTCACGGAGGCTAACTTCTTGTTTACTAGTAAGCTGTTGAAAGAAATGGTAATTTACGATAATGTTTTTTACCAGAATTCAGGGCGCAGATTCATTCAGCGCACCTAAACGATAGTAAAGTAACAATATATTTTACTAGTGTAATCACATTAGGTATCAACGGCTATATGAATTGCGTTGGCCTATATTAGCATGGAATGCGAAGCGGCTTTATCTTACTGAACGCCACACTGGCGAAAAATGTGTTCGATAGACGCAGTGTCAGGAGGAACGAGTGAAACATAAACAACGTTGGGCGGGGGCAATCTGCTGTTTTGTCCTCTTCATTGTGGTGTGCCTTTTTCTGGCGACGCACATGAAAGGCGCTTTTCGGGCTGCCGGGCATCCTGAAATCGGCTTGCTATTTTTCATTCTTCCTGGAGCAGTCGCCAGCTTCTTTTCACAGCGTAGAGAAGTCCTGAAACCTCTGTTTGGCGCAATGCTGGCGGCACCCTGTTCGATGCTCATTATGCGGCTGTTTTTTTCACCGACGCGCTCATTCTGGCAAGAGCTGGCATGGTTACTAAGCGCGGTGTTCTGGTGTGCGCTGGGGGCACTGTGTTTCTTATTTATCAGTAGTTTGTTTAAACCACAGCACAGAAAAAATCAGTAAAGCCCTCAACGCGAGGGCTTGTCAGACGATCAGGCGTCCAGATTTTCTTTCACCCATGCAGCAAAATCGGTATAGCCGCCGATATGTTGCTGATCGACAAAAATCTGCGGCACGGTTTCTACGGGTTTACCTGCCTTTTGTTGTAGATCTTCTTTAGTGATCCCTTCCGCACGAATATCTACATACTGATACTGAAAATCATCGCGTTCATTGCTCAATTTCTCAGCCAGATCTTTTGCACGCACACAGTAAGGGCAACCCGGACGACCAAAAATAACGGTTTGCAT